CTTTCAGAAGTTGCACGCATAATCAAGTCACCGTTTTTGTAAATCCATTTATTTTTTAAACAAATTCCCATTCCATCTCTAATTGATTCACCTACCTTGTATATTAATGCTTCTAAAGTAATACCTTCCGGTGGAATAGCCTTTAATACTTTAAATTCTGGTGCAGTATCTTCTTCTTCATTATCCTTATTTTTAGCTGATTCATTTTTAATTTCAGATTCGGTTTTAATAACCTTATTCTTATCCTCCTCTTCATCTGAATCAGTATCCCCTGCATTACACTCTTCACAATATTTACCTAATTCAATATAGCGCTTTCGTTGTTCTCTGCCAAGCGACTTACATTTGCGAATAAGTCTATTAGTGAGGTTTAAATTTTTAACATCATTTTTAAGCTCATGATTTGGAACAAATAATTGTGGCCCATGTTCCATCAAAAATATTTGATTCTTTTTATTATAAAACAAAATTGGTTCACCTTTGTCATCAAGCTCAATTACACCACAAGTACAATAATCAATATGTTCTACTTCATCTCCTCTCTTACATCTAACATCAATACAATCAACATCATTAATATATTCTTCAAAAAAATCTTGAGCTTCATCTCGTGTAGTAAACATATAAATCTTTGGTGGATTAATAGTAATCGATGTCAATCTGATTCTTGCTGCCTCATCTTGATAGCAGTGAAAATCATAGCAACCTTCGTGTTTATTGTGGATTATCAGATATCTTATCATAAGTTACATTTATATAGAAGGATTGGTTTAAGTTGTTTATTTTAATATATTTTAATGTATTTTAAAATAAATATTTAATATTTACCTGCAATGATGATGTAACTTAAGAATAGACCAAAGAAGTTTTTAGCAAATAAATCGAGTATGTTATAGCAAGCGTTTTTTAAATTATAAGGAAATAGAGCAGCTACTCCATAAAAAGACCAAAATATAAAGAAATATAAAAATAAATTAAAACCTGCTTGTGTTCTAACATAGTTAATATAAATAATTAAATAATACAATAAAAATGGAATAAAACCTAAAATAACTCCAGTAATCGTAGGTAAAATTTTGACTTCTCCAAGATAACCAAAAATTAACATCAACCAATTAAGCGATAAAATTAATGTAATATTAGATGAGTTTTCACCCAATAATTTGAAAAAATCTAATTTGGAAGTATTACCTTTCTCTCTATAATTCAAATAAATAATGTAAATTACAAGCTCAACTAACATAGTCGGTGTAGTTATAGACCAATCAATATAACGCTTTGGTGTAACATCAGTAACACTATTAAAATTATATACTAACCAGGTATAAAATGATCCTTCAATAATTTGCACAGTAAGTTCTAATATAACAAGTTGTCTGATAATATTAAATTGACCTGGAACTTTATAAAATAAAGCTAATACATCAAAAATTCCTGTCAATAATTGGACTATAACAGATATAATTAAAGTATTATAGAATACATCTTTTGAGTTCATATATTATATTTAAATAAATTTATTTATAATAGAATCAATATTATCATATTTATACTCATATATAATTTTATTATTAACATCATCACTCAAAAACATTTTAATACTTTTATATGTAAAATTAATATATATAGTAGGATTTATAATAATAATTTTAAGTAAATTATCTGAAAACTTACTAGTTATTAGTTTTGCTAACTCAAAACCTACATTAAATTGTATAAAATGATTAAAATTAAAATCTTTACTATCAAATATCCATATCCATTTTTTACTTTTTGGTATTTCACTTAATACTCCATTATAATGGTCAATTATACTTTTGCTATCAAAATATAATTTCGCTTCAGATGGACAAGAGTAAAAAAATATTTTAGATTCGGTTTCTTCTATTTTAGTTAATGAATGACATGATGGGTCAATAGAACATAAGGGACATATGTAATTCATAATATTATTTATATAAAATATTATTAATTATCTAACATATTTACCAGCTCGTACAAAGGTGTCTGCAATAAAAATAATAAATATTCCTAAAAAAGAATATAATACTACTTCTTCAGTGACATTGCTAGTTTTTTCATCTTGTTGGTCTTCTAATAATGATATCATATAATTAAGTTTTTGAAGAAGAACGTCTTGTCCAACATATTCTTGGTTATAATGATTTTGATTTAAATTATAATAAGGCTTATTAGCTTGACTACGATAACCAGGCAATATGCGTTTATAATATTCCTCAATTGCTTTGCTATCACCATAATTACTATAATCATTTAAATCTAAATTATCGCCATTTTCGTAATTAGGAGATGGAGCCTTTCCTACAAGTTTATTTCCTAAAGGAAATTCCATTCCTGAAAATGACTCTTGTTTTTGTTGATTATTGGAATTTGGTGAATTTGAAGGAATAGTTCTAGATACTCCCATTGATTCAGGTGGTGGTAAAAGTTTGAACTCGTCTTTATTATCGTCATCATCATCTGTTGTATCATGTATTTTAGCCATAACTGAATTAACTTTGTTTACATCAAAATTTTCAATTTTAGGGTATTTTCTCTGGGTTCTTTTGTGACGTTTTTGATTTATAATATTATCTGAATTATCTGAGTTATTTGGTAATGTTATATTTGAATTATCATCAATTGAAGCTGCAAACATTGCTAAAGACATTTTCTCTTATTAAAAATTTAGATAATAATTTATTAAACAGTCTGAATATTTAAAAAAATTATATCTTATAATTTATATAATGGACTTTAAGTTGGTTAGTAAAAATAATATGGGAGTTGTTATGACACTAATTCTTGTCATTTTATTGAGTCAATCACGTTTTTTTGATTTCTTAATAGATACGGCTTTAGGAAGAATGGTTCTTTTAGTCTTTATAATTTTTATTGCTTACACAAATAAAATTTTAGGGTTAGTTGCTGTGTTATTTGTTATTATTGCATTTAACAATAATGATATGAATATGGTACATAGCTATAATTATTACGAAGGATTTGATGTTTCAGGAAATTCTGTTGATGCTTCAGGAAATGCCTTAAGAGGAACCATTCAAAATGCAATTAAGACTAAACTACAATCAGCTCAACAAGATATGTCAGGTAATATGATGAATTCATCTACAACAGCTACTACAACATCTAGTTCAATTTCTGGAACTGAATCATTTAAAGGACGTGAAGGTTTTTGTATGACTGATAGGGAATCAAATATGTTGAGAGGTAAGCAATCAAATGCTGTTCCTGTTTTTAACAATTTAAGGGAGCAATCAGATGATGTAAGTCCTTCTGATAAATCGGTTTTTACAAGTGATTATGCTTCATTTTAAAAAGGTATCGTTCATTTAAATATTAGAATTATATATGAATAGAATAATATATAATTCACTTTTAATACTTTTTGTAATAATAATGATAAGTTGTGCATTTGCTAAAAATAATTATAAGGAAACTTTTATACCAAAAATAGTAAAGGAAACATATAGACCAATAGAGAGAAATATAAGAAGAACATATGAGGGATTTTATGACAAAACATCAACCGATATTTCGAATCTTTTTAGAAAATTTGGCATATTATAGAAAAATATAATAATATGATATTTTAGTATAATGTCAACAAGTCAACCGCCTCAATCGCAACAACCTCAACCACAAATAAATGTTCAACCTATTCAACAAGGAGGTAAAACAAATATATTTACACCATTATTTAATACCATATCATATGCTAATCATCATATAATGTATTTAAATAATAGTAAATTTTTTGCTGGTGTTGTAATGATTCTTCTTAACGTTGGTTCAAAATTTATACAAATACAGTTTAGTAAATCGACAGAGGAGTATATGAAATATTCAGTAAGTAAACAACTTTTAGTATTCTCAATGGCATGGATGGGTACTCGTGATATCTATACTGCGTTAGGTTTAACAGCAGTGTTTACTATTCTCTCTGATTATCTATTCAATGAGGAATGTTCATTATGTATTGTTCCTCATAAATATAGAGTATTGCATAAGTTGTTAGATACAAATGAAGATGGAAATGTTACAGAGCCTGAGTTGGCAGCCGCAATAGCTGTTTTGGAGAAGGCAAAGAGAGAAAAACAGAGAAAAGCCCAAAAGGACGCTTATTCTAAGTTTGATTTTGAGAGATTTTCAAATGGAAATTAAATATATATTTAAACTACTTAAAGCCTTTAAGTATTTAAATTAAATATATATTATAAAAGAATTTAGATATAAAAATGTTATCATTTTTCTGGTAACATTACTTTTTACCAAATTGTTGCAAAATTTCAAGCAACTTTTGCTGACCCTCTTTTGTTCTCATATCAATGTTATTTTGTTTTATTACCTCTTCAAGTAATTTTACCTTTTCTTTGTCACCAATTTTCTTTTTTAATTCGTCTGGTAATCTATTTTTTTTGGTTTTCGATTTGTCTGCTTTTATTTTCTCTATTCTATATTTGTCTTGCTCATTCATTTGTTTTCTAGTTTGTGCTTTCTGCTTCTTATATTCCTCTTTTTGTTTTAAATGTTCTTTGTACCAATCTTGTTTCATTAATTCTTCTTGTCTTTTTCGTTTATGTTCTTCAACTTTTTCGTGTAATAATCCAGTTTTTAAAATATCTAAATTTTTAATTTTATCTTTACTTATGTCTTCAGGTGAATCAAAAACTGGGTCTGAAGTTACTCTTCCAACTCTTTTATACTCTTCAAAATTTTGCAATATTCTTTTTTTATAATATGCTTTCTGTACCTGTTTATTACTATACGAACCTCTTCTCATTTGTATTTGTTCTTCTTTAGTTTTTCCTTTAGTTAAATCTCTATACTCTTTCATTGCCTTTTTTAATTCTTTTTTCAAATCAAAGTCTGGATTCATAGAAATATACATTTCTAAATCTACTAATACTCTTAAAACATCGGATACAACTACATTTTGCATAGTTAATGGGTTAGCAATTAACTCAGGCACTGATAGTTTGCGTTTAAAAAAAATGGATAAATAAACATCAACTTTCTGGATTATAAATCCAGCATAGCCTCTAATTACACGTTTCAGATAGTTTGGACCAGATTCTTTTGTAGTTAAATAGTTATAAACATTATCCAATAACTCAGAACTTGATAATTCTTGATTTCTTAAACATAATTCTGCAAAAAATATACTCCATGCAGCGCAATACCCACTTGGTTCAAATTTGGCTTTTTTTTTCAATGTACTTTGTCCCTCTAAATCCTGTAATCCACTTATATAAGGACATACTTCAGAAGCATCTACATATTTTACTTCTGGTAAATCTTCTTTTTTTAATTCTCTATTTAAAATTTGTACAAAAAATGATAACACTCTTTTTGATGAAAGTTGTAATTTTTCATTTCCTACAAACTCACCACCATGTGGTTCAAAATGTTCTAATTCTCTTCTATTCATCCTTAGAATTAACATATTTGCATGACCAGAATTTCCTCTAGTATATCCTAATGGTATTATTATTGTATTCTCTCCGCGTTTTACACAATTAGCTAAAACAATTGATATTGTAGCAAATTGCTCTCTTAATTCATTTTCATCAGCTTTTGAATAATTTGCTTTTAAGGGAACTGTTAGTCCTAATGGTCTGCTACTCCAATCTTTTTTTACTCCTGATTTTGCAAAGCATTTTGATTTATATTTATTTAATAAATATAACATTGAAAGAGTCTCAACAAAACCTGCTCCAGCAAATGTATATATTGTTTCACCTTTTTCTTCTAAATCATCTAGATATTTTGCTACACTAGGTTTCACTTTTAATGGTTCTGGCAAATTTATATCTTTTATATCTGTCATATAATAGATATAGAAATTAGTATCTTCTACGTGTTATTCTATTTTGTCTTCCACCTACATTCTTTTTTGTTTGCGTAGTTTTATAAACTGGAGGAATAACATAAGGACGACCCGTAAATTCTGCAAAAGCCTTTCTAATTGAATTATATTTTGAATTACATTTTGATTCATTGATTTGTTGAGGAGTTAAAGATGTTCCTG